GGGACCTCTTGCAAAGATGGTTGGCAAGATGGATGCGATTATTTACATGTACTCAAACAGCGTAGAAGTGGAGGTCAAATGAGCATTGACCAACACTACGATCGCTTGCTTAACCAGCACCAAGCCAGCATCGACAAAGCAGACGCAAATAGAATATTGCGTGAAGAATACATCCAGAAATGTATTCAAGAGTTTAAAGATTCAGATGATTGGATGTTTGACCTTAAGTACGAAAAGGTCAGCAAAGATCAATTCTTCTTTGAGTTGCTGGGTGACAGCCATAGTGCTTTAAGCCATCAAGAAGACCTCACCAAGGCTCTTGTAATGCTGTTGCAGGGTAACGCTACCCAAGCGGCTTGGCAGGTCCAAGAAACCCTTGCAAACATGATTGCGGAGAAGCTATGAGCATCTTTACTAACCTGTTCTCTGGCATCACTTACTTCACCAGTGATTCATTCAAAGCCTCGACTGAGCATACCTATGTCAAGTCAGGCGACACATGGATATCTGATGAAGGCCAAGTCATCATCAAGCAAGATGATGGGTATCTCAATATGCATACTGGTGTGCATTCAACCTGGGGCGACCCATTTGAGGAGAAGATATGAACTGGACCCCACCTAAAGGCACAAAGATCACCCGTCCCTGGGTGCATGTTGAGCATAAAAACTATACGTGGACAAGCGGTGCTGATGTGCAGGCCACTTGGAAGCGATATGGTTGGGTGCCCCCCAGTCTCACTATGGAGCCACCCCCTCCCGAAAAAGAAATCAAGCCATTAAAAGTAGTTGGGGGTAAACGATGAACTGGGAAAAAGATGTTGTTCACTACAACATGGCAATGCAACAGTACACAAAGTGTGTTGAATACAAAGAGGTTCAATTAATGCTTGTGTATGAGCGAGACATGCTTGATGAGTATGTTTTAAAAGGCGTACAAACACCCGATGGACAAGACATCATGGATTTGATGCGGGATTCATCTATTCAATATTTGGAGTCAACACTGTGAAAGAGTTTTACCAACAACTGAAAGCAGAGTTTATGCAGTCAGATACAGAGTACTGTTACTACTGCCTAGAACCTAAAGATGACAAGTGGTCATGCTGTAAAGAAAACCACTTTGGACGTTTTGGTGATCTATATGAAGAGGATCAACATTACATCATCACCTCAGAATATGAATTGGCTTTTGGAGAAAAGAAATGAATGTATATAAACGATTGAACATAGCTCGACAGCAGTTTCATGGGTCTGCACTTAAAAAGTCAGGCCATAACAAATTTGCTAACTACTACTACTTTGAGTTAGGCGACTTTATCATCCCGGCAATGGAGATCTTTGATCGTGTGGGTCTTACTTCTATCATCAGTTTTGGCAAAGAAGAAGCCAGCATGACGATTGTGAACACTGACAAACCAGAAGACCGCATTGTCATCACAAGCCCTATGTCTAGCGCCGCTTTAAAGGGGTGCCATGAGGTCCAAAACCTTGGGGCAGTACAGACATACCTGCGCCGCTATTTGTGGGTTGCCGCTCTTGAAATCGTTGAGCATGACGCACTGGACGCAACCACAGGACAGACTGCCGCACCAAAGCACAGGCCCACAGAAGGCGTACTGATCGACCCCAAGCGTGAAAGTTTGTTGCGTGACGTTGCCATATCAGTGAAGGACCACATGGACCAAGACGATGTCATGGGTGCCTATGAAGAAGTTTCAGAGATAACCGACTCTGAAGAGAAGACATTCCTTTGGGGATTGTTGGATAGTAAATCTCGGTCTGCAATTAAAAAACAAGCTGAACTTGCGAAAGGAAAATAAGTGGCTGAATTTGACAAAACAAACAGGGGTTCTCTTTCTAAAAACAAAAAGAAGGAGAACGAAACCCACAGTGACTACAACGGGTCTATCAACGTAGATGGTGTTGAATTCTGGTTAAACGCTTGGATCAAAGATGGCAAGGACGGAAAGTGGATGTCTTTGCAAATCAAAAAGAAAGGCGAAACCTTTAGACAGTCCTCTGAGCCAACCCGCAAGAGCGCCCCAATCTCTGATGATGACATCCCCTTTTGAATAGGACTTGAAATGTATAAACTTGAAATGCAAATTATTGGCGGTGGCTTGGTCACCATTGAAACCTTTGACTTTGACCAAATCCGCAAGATCCAAGCGATTGTGCAGGCGGTTGAAGAGTCGGAATGGGATCTAGGCACCAAGGCCGAAACCCCAAGTGCGCCCACAAAGCGCCGGGGCCGTCCCCCTGGAGCAAAGAACAAGTAATTAACCGGGGGAAAGCAATGCAAGTACCCCAACTAAAGGAAAAACTATGAACTGGTTTAACAAACTGTTTGGCACAAACCCCAAGCAAATGGCACGTACAGAAGACCCAGACACCAGCAAGGAGGCCGCTGAAACAGTGCAGTCTTCCCACCTTGAACAACTGGTCTATGAGGTCATCAAAGAATTCCCCAATGGCTGTACAGCAGAAGAAGTAGAACGGGCGCTGTATCAGTACAGGTCCCACAGCATTACCCCCAGGTTCGCACCGCTAATCAGAAAAGGCCTGATCGTGGATACTGGGTTTAGAAAGAAGAGCGGGTCAGGGCGTAGTCAAAGAGTAGTGAGGGCCGTATGATGGAAGTTATTGGCTGGTTCCTAGTGCTACTACTTGGATTCGTAGTCGCCGGGATAGTCTCAATCACCATACTTTTCTTCACAGACATATGAACACATGGCAATATGCCCTCATTGAACGCACACCAGAGGGTGAAATTGTTCAGCAGATAGATGTGACTGAAGAAGTCATACATCTATACAAGCAAATAGAACTCTTTCAGGCATGTAGTGATGCCCACATAAAGAGGATCTTAGGCGACCCTATGCACTGATGAAAAGGGCTCTTTCATCGATACGGCGGTTTTGCAGGCCTTTGAGTATCTTCCCCCCTGCCATGCAGTACTTCAAGAGTTCTTCGCCAGCACCCGCCTTATCTCCACGTATAACCTTTTGACGGAAGGTTGATCTTTGTAGTGTTCCCAAACCAACATTGAAGCTAAAGCTGACGCAAGCATCATATTCACCTTGGGTAAGTATGACTGGAAGAAACTGGACCACTCCACGTTCAAACCTTGCAAGATCTGCTCTAAGAATTCCATCTACTTCGTCCTTTGTAAACGTGCGGTTATCTTCTGGTTTAAGCGGGTAAGACCCTCTTTGATCCATTGGTAACTTGCCTTGATCTGGGTAAAGAACATGTCCTACTCCTATTGTCCAAAGTTGTGCTGGGCAACGGTATGGTTTGAACCGCACCCCCTCATGGTGCTTGATCATCTCAACAGCTTTAGGGCTGACGTTCATTTCTTAAACGCCTGACCACCAAACCAAAAGCTTACGATACAAGCCCAAATAATCTGGGTTTCATCGTCCCACAGTTGGTTGAGTGCTACATCAAAAGCAACGTCTGTGTGCCATGCGTAATAGAAACCAAAAATCTCAACAAACATAAACATAATGAACATGCCGTAGGTAATGACGCTACGGGTAGCGGCTCTCATGTTGATCACCCAGGTACTGGCACCCTCACCAAGGGCTATATCGTGGGCATAGAGGGCTTGTCGCTCTTGCATAGCTGTCTGGGCATTGGTGACCTCTGCATTTATCTGGATTTGCTCAGTCTGTATATGCTCAATACGTTCCTGCGCTTCAAGTCCAGCTTTCTTCAGGGTCAACTCACGCTCTGTTTGCATTGCCGCAAGGGCTAACTCATGCTTTTTGTCAGCACGATCTTGAAAAAATTCAAGGATTTTTGGGAGGCCCCCCATTAGGAAGCTGACCAGGGATGAGAACAGGGTTATCATTTTTTTGCCTTTCAAGTTGTTTACGGTCGTACTCTAACTGTTGTCGCAAACGCTCCATCCGTTCAATTTGAACTTTGTTTTCTTTTTGTGCGGCAAGGGTGTCGTAATAGATACTGCCAATCAATGGGAGCATCAAAACAAACACCAGGACCATACAAACGAGCGCAATTAAAAACCCCATCTTACTTTTCGATCCATCACTAGAAGACTGAAGAACAGGGCGAGGTAAAGGAGGAACACTATACATACTGCGGCGTAAATCGCTTTGTCCTGTATTGCGCTGATTACCCTTCTTCGTTGCCATGCCGCTTCTCTTTGCCTTTGTTCCTGTGCCAACCTTGCTTCTTCTTGCTCTTCAATGATCTGAACTCTCATTGCGTTAACCCGTGTGTACAAGTTACCCAACTCGGGTGGACTTTGATACACCATGATCTCTCGGATCTCTTTGGCTAACTTCTCAAACTGTGTCTTCGCTAACTCCCTGTTTAACGCAGACTCCATGATGTTTTGGTTCGGGTCATAAACAGTTTTAGACTTCTCTTCTTCCTCTCGGATGTGGTCAGCAAGCTGTTGTTGAACTTTGAAAAACTGAGACAGATTTGCCGCCAGATCAGAAACAACTCGGTTCTCATCCCAAACCTCGGTTTCAGCCTTTTTAGGCTTGGGTGCAACAGCGGCACTTGGTTTAGGTTTCTTCTTGAAGAATCCAAAAAAACCTCCGACTTCTTCTGCAATTGCCTGTACTTCTTTTGCCGCCTTTTGAGCAGAAGCAACAGTACCCTTTACCTCTTTGTATAACTCACACCCTTTGCGGATAGCGGCAACACAGCCATTTGCCATCGCCAGTAGAGTGAGAGGGTCCACATTAGGGCTTGTCTTGCTTGTTGTCTAGCTTGTTGAAGATCTGTTTGAGGATGTCTTTGATCTCTGCAATGTCAACACGATAGTCATCTTTTGTGACATATGCGTGAGGCATGTCATTAATCTTGTCTTCAAGCTTGGTAATCTGTCTAGTCAATGTGTTGATCACATAGACAGCAAGAAACCCCGCAATGCTGACAATGGCATTGAATAGTTGTTGGACTTCCATGATTACCTCGGTGGTACTGAGCGATAAGGACTGCCAAGCTTTTGAGCCTCTTTGTAGGCTTCCAATTGCTTCTTAGTCAGTGTACCTGGGGCAAGCTCAGATGGGGTCATACCTAGGGGCAATAACGCTTCACCAATATTCCCCATCGCCTCTCCAAGAGTAGAAGCATTTGCAAAGCCAGGGATAGCCATCAAAGCGGCGGCACCGCCACCAGCCTTCATTGCTTTCTTCATCTCATGAGTAAGGTTGATCTTTGGCCCAGCAATGTTCTCTTTGCGGTATTGAAGAATCTTTTCCTTCTCTTCTGGTTGCAAGCTTCCACCTTTGCCAGGAGGATACTCCGGGGTGTAGCCCAAGATATCTTTAACTTGGTTGTATGCAGACAATGCTTCAGGGCCATTTCCATACAAAGAAATAAGGTGCTTTTTCATTGCTTGCTGACCTTTGGTCAACTTCTCTTCATCAGGAGCAATGGCTTGCTTGGGTGGTCGACCACCAGTCTTTTTGGTTTCGGCGGCAGGCTTGGGCGGCTCTTCAGTAGGCGCTACACCTGCGGCAGGCGTTGCTCCAATATTCATGTACCGATTAAATTCCTCTGTAACAGGTGCAGTCTGTACAACAGGTGATGCTATAGAGGCCGCACGGGCTTTATCAAGAGATTCAACAGAAGGAGGTGGTACAAACTCCGCAAAAGTTTTGTCAAGAGGCTGTCCCATCAGATTGAACAGAGGGGGTGCTACAGGCGCAGGCTGTCCCATCATGGGTGGCTGTGTTTTAGCGGCTTGCTGTGCTTGAGATATCTCAAACAACCTTTGTTCAATTGGATCTCTTGAAACTTTTACAACAGATGGCGTAGGCTTTGCAAACTCTGGTTCAACAAGGCCAGTAGGTGGCTTTTGATTAACATCCATCAAAGGTTCAGCTTTGCGAATAGACCTATCTGCAATAGACTTAGATGGCTCTTTAGGCCTGTTACCAGATTCGCCCTCACCACCAAATGCTTTATTTGCCAACCAAGCAATAGCTGGTATTCCCGCCAATGGCAACAAGCTTTCCCAGTTTTTTGTAATGTCGCCAACCAAATTTTGAGTAGCTGACTGAGGTTCAGGCGCAGGCATTTGCTCTTGCAATTGCTTGTTTGCTTCTGCTACTTTTTTAACCAGATTGCTTGCATTTGGTGCTTTAGCAACAGGCGCAGTAGGAGGTGCAGTAGGCGCTACAGGCCCAGGAACCAAGGGTTGTGTTTGGACTTGTGCAGGCGCTTGGGTTGGCACTTGGGCTGGCCCTTGTGCAGGCGTACCACCATAGATAAATTTGTCAGTTTCTTCAACAGGAAACTCAGCGTATTTTGTTGCCATTTATTAATCTCCTGGTGACAGGCCAATTTGGTTTCTGTTGTTGACCATCAAGGAACCTTTGGGAGGACGGATTACTCTGCCCTCAATATTTGATCTCATTTTGTGTTCAAAGGTGTTGTTGATTGCTTTGAAGATGTCCGACTGTTGGAAGTTTTGAGCTAGAGAATCAACATCAAACGATTTACCAGTCTTGGCTTGCTCTCTTTGTGCTGTATACAACTCTTTAGACCATGCCGCCATCAAAGCATTGTTTCTCTGTTGGCTAACACGATTGGCAATCATTGCATCAGCGCCACCAGTGTATGGATCTGTGTCTGGCACAGTGTTCCAAGTAGGTGGTTTGACATGCTCTGGAATGTTTTTGTAAGCAATGTCGTTGGCGGCATTCAAAGACTGCAAGCGAATGAAGTCTTGGAATTCTGCTGGGCTTTTAATGACACCTTGCAACTCTTGCATCAACGCCGCCTGCAAAGTCTGTTGCTCTTGGAGCATGTTGGCTTGTGAAGATGTCGCAATATTTGCTTCACGCCCAGAAACACCAGCTTGAGTGCCAGCAGAAGTGCTTGCTCCCATAGAACCGCCAGCAGACAACTTGCTTCCAGGTGGAGGCACACCGCCCTCTCCAGCGCCTTGCATACCAAAACCACCAGATACGCCAGCAGTCTGACCAGCAACAGCTTGTCCAGATGCATTGACGTTCATAGCTGTTTCAGCAGTCTTGCCAGATGACCCAGTAAGCTGATTAAGCCTATTTACAACACCCAGGATCTTTTGTCTGCGCTCTGATGGAAGCGTTGAAATGTAATTGAGTACAGGCTTTAACTTGGTGGTTAATTGCAGTTGTTGGTCAATGTTCTCATTGGCACCACCAGCAAGTCGAGCGGCGTTATAAGCATCATTTGTTGCTAATTGGAATTGACTACGCAAACCTTGTTCAGCCAACAATTGATTGTTTTTGCCGTTTACCCAAGGCGCTGTTTGCAATGCTTTCTTGTCGGTGTCAGTAAAGATGCCACCCTTTTGATCAAGATTTTTAATCTGATCAGGAGTTAAAAATTTACCTTCACGGTTTTTAATGCGACCCGTATAACCAAAGTCGTTTTCTTCACGGAAAAACACTTCGTTGTTTAAATCCCTGGCTTCTTTTTCAACAACACCACCACCATTGAACCACTTCAATGCTTCGTTGTAATTGCGCCCAAGGACGTTGACGATTACCTTATCCCATTGAGTTTTTTGGTTGGGACGATATTCTTGAGTTTCTGTATTGTGTTTTGCAACAGCGTCAGACAAAGCAACCCTAGCTTGTGGGCTACTTGCGTTGTTTACATTGTTAACAATCGATTTAAAAGTTTCTGGATACTCAAGAGTCACTTGAGCAACACTGCTTGAAACCCCAGGCACAGCAGGCTTAACCGATTCCTTCATGGCATCAGGACCACCAGAATATTGCTGTGGTGTTGAAGGGGGCGCTACAGGCGATAAAACCGCTGTGTTGTTATCAGGATATGCCATGTTTCACCTTTTAAGCCATTGCGATTGAAGCTAAGTTACCCAACCCACCCAGGCCTTGCAACAAGCTTGATTTTTGATCTTCATCTAAATCATATTCATATTGATAGGCAGGCTGTGGCGCTGGAGCGGCAGGTGCCATTGGTGCGGCAGGAGCGTCAGTAGGAGGAACAGGTTGCCTCATGTTTTGAGCAGTAGACATTGCCCCGCCAAAATTACCAGCGCCAACTTGAGTTGCAAAATTGCCTGCGTTAGACATGATGTTTTGCACAGGTTGAAGTCTTTGATTCAGATATTGGTTGAAATCCTGGGGAGGTGGAATACCTTGCTTTGCAGGCGCTTGCTCCATCTCGCCTGTTTTGCGATCAAAACCAGCATATCCAGCCCAATCTGAATATTGTTTAGGGTCAGC